ACTGGGACATCATCACCCTATGACCACCGAGAACGCCGTCGCCGATTACAAGATGTTCGACCTGCGTGGCGTCGAGTGGACTGAGTCTGCGTCGAATCGCACGCCGGCTGGCGTTCGCGTCAATGCCGACAACTCAATGGCGTGCTCGGCGTACACGGCCTGCATTCGGGTGATCTCGGACGCTGTCTCTGCCCTGCCGCTCCACGTCTTCGAGCGGCTCGCCAATGGTGGCAAGCAGAAGGCCACGAGCCATCCCGTCTACCGCCTGCTGCACATGCAGCCCAACCCGTGGCAGACGGCCCAAGAGTTCCGCGATTGGATGACGGGCATGTACTTGCACTACGGTGCCAGCTACGCGGAGATTCGCCCAGGTGCTCGAGGTGCCGTCTCGGAACTGTGGCCGCTGCACTCGTCTCGGATGGAAGCCGAGCGGCTTGAGAACGGCACGGTGCGTTACAAGTACCGCGAGCCGAATGGCCGCCAGACGATCTACTCGCAAGAGCAGATCTTCTGCCTGCGGTTCACAACCGAAGACGGCATCAAGCCGATCCCGACGTACAAGATTTTCCAGAACGCCATCGGGTTGGCCCAGGCGTTGGAGGCCCACGGGTCCACGTATTTCGGCAACGGTGCCCGGCCGGGCATCGTGCTGGAGAGCGACAACCCGATCCCGGCCGAGGCAGCCGAGCGGCTACGCGAGCAGTGGGAGCGGATGCACCGGGGGCCTGATCGAGCACACCGCACGGCGGTCCTGCCGAATGGCGTGAAGGCTCACGAACTCAGCGGCAGCAACGAGGCGGCCCAGTTCCTTGAGACGCGGCAGTATCAGGTGATCGAGATCTGCCGGGCGTTCCGTGTGCCGCCGCACATGATCCAAGACCTGACCCGCTCGACGTACAGCAATATCGAGGTGCAAGGCACGGAGTTTGTGCAGCACTGCCTGCTGCCTCACCTCAAGCGGTGGGAAGCCGCGATCTCGCGTGACCTGATCGTTGATGACGAGCGGTACTTCGCCGAGCACAACGTCAACGGGCTGCTGCGTGGCGACCACACGAGCCGGGCGGCGTTTTATGTGTCGGCGCTCCAGAATGGCTGGATGACCATCAACGAGATCCGCGAGGCCGAGAACCTCAACCCCATCGGGCCTGACGGTGACCGTCACTTCGTGCAGTTGAACATGACCACGCTGGACAAGATCGGCCAAGAGCCGCCAGCGCCGGAGCCGATGCCCGAGCCGCCAGTCGAGGCTGAAGACACACCGGCCGATGACGCCGAAGACCAGGCCGAAGAGGAGGACACAACCGATGGAACTTGAACGCCGCTGCCTAGCCTTCGAGGAAGTGCCAGAGGCCGAGCTCACGATTGAGACGCGGGCCAATGGCACGCAGGTCATCACCGGGTACGCCGCCGTCTACAACCGCTTCAGCCTGCCGCTGCGTGAAGGCGGCTCGCAGTTCCGCGAGATCATCCTGCCTGGTGCGTTCGACAAGATTCTGACCCGTCAGCGTGGCAAGCAGGACGTGGTGGCGTTGCTGAACCACAACAGCGACCTCATCCTCGGCCGCACCTCAAGCGGCACGCTTGAGTTGTCCAGCGACGAGAAGGGGCTGCGGTACACGGTGACGCCGCCCGACACGCAGGTGGGACGGGATACGCTGGAGCTCCTGCGTCGCCGCGACCTCAAGGCGTCGAGTTTTGCCTTCGCTCTTGACCCAAAGACGGGCGAGCGGTGGACGAGCGATGAACAAGGGGCAGTGCGTGAGATTCGTGAAGTGTCGCTCCTAGCCGATGTGTCTGTGGTTCTGACGCCTGCGTACCCGGCTGCGTCAGCCGCTGCCGCCATGCGTTCATACGATGCGTGGCTCAATTCCCAGCCAGTGGCCGAGCCGACGCCCGAGCCTGCGGCCCAGGCGGATCGTTCGCGCTCGGCCCTGCGGGGCGTCGCCGCCGCCTGGGCTGCTTCTCTGAGGCTTCGCAATGGCTGACGCCCGCTGCACGTGCGGCGAGAAGTTGCGGTGCCGTTCTTCGCGCCCATGCGGTGACGAGCGGCAGCGGTATCTACGTTGCCCGCGATGCGGCGCCCGTGCAGTTGCGTTTGTGAAAACAACACTTTCTGAAGTTCGCTTCTGCAAGAGGGATGCCCGGTAGTGGCACTGTGAACTCCATCGGCAATACCGCCGGCGGAGACATCACACAGTGGACAACCTCAAGAAGCTGCAGGACGAGGCCGTCACCCTCGCCAACCGGATCGACGCCGTGCGGGCCATCGAAGGCGACGCGGACAAGATCGCCGAGCGTGACCTCGAGCTCGAGACGCTGACGGCCGACGCCGCCAAGCTCGCCAAGAAGATCGACTTCGAGAAGTCGGTCGCCGAGTCGGCGAAGAACCTGCGTTCCGTGGTTGACCGCTGCACCCCGGCTCCCGAGGTGCGTGCCGACGAGCCGAAGGCTCGCATCGAGGCGGTTCCGTTCCGTGGCAAGCTCAAGGCTTTCCGCTCGCACGAGGACGCCTTCAAGAGCGGCATGCAGCTGAAGGCCACGCTTCTCCGCGACGCCGACGCCAAGCGGTGGTGCGAAGACGCCGGCATCGAGGTGCGTGCCCAGGGCTCGACGGGCTCGACCACGGGGGCGGCGTTCGTGCCGGACATCCTCCTGTCCGACACCGTGCTGCGTCTCGTCACCGAGAACTCGGCATTCGCGTCCAACGCTCTGAACATTCAGATGCCGAGCGACGTGGTGCTCGTCCCGAAGCGGACGGCCGGTGCGACCGTGAACTGGCAGAACGAGAACGTGGCGATCACCGACAGCGACCCCACCTCGACCCAGGTGACGCTGACGGCGAAGAAGTGCACGGCTGCCACCAAGATCGCCAACGAGCTGCTCTCAGACGCGGTCAACCCGGCGGCCTACGCCGACTGGATCGCGGCCGAGCTGGCCCTGTGCCTGACCAACGCGATCGAGAACATCGCGTTCAACGGCAACTCGGGTTCGGCTCCGAGCGTGGCTGGCATCCTGACCAGCAACGGCATCCTCGCGGGCTCTTCGGCGACCTACGCCGCGAGCCTGGTGACGGCGGCCGGCGACACGCCGGATGAGGTGACCAAGGCGAACCTGCTGCGGATGATGGCCCTGATGCCCTCCCACAGCCAGAACGGTGCGAAGTGGTACGTCTCGCCGTACTTCTTCGCGGATTGCATGCAGGCCCTCGACGCCGCTCAGGGCGGGTCGGTCGGTCTGACGCAGGGCCTGGGCCTGACCTTCATGGGCAAGCCCGTGGTGCTGACCGACGAGATGCCTGGTGCCGGCGACCAGACGGGCAACGTGATGGCTCTGTATGCCAACTTCGCCAACGCGGCGATCTTTGGCACCCGCCAGGGCATCGACCTTGCCTCGAGCTCCGAGGTGGCCTTCCTGAGCGACCAGACGGTGCTGCGTGCGACCGCCCGCGTGGCGATCGCGTGGCACACGCTGGGCAGCGACACGGTCGCCGGCCCGGTCATCGCCCTCAAGGGTGCGTGAGCCTAACGGCTTGACGTGAAGTGCAAACTGGGCGGGCCGCTCCACAACGGGGCGGCCCGCTCTTGTTTGCGAGGTGCCCATGCTGGTTCGCGTCGGCGGCACGGAGGTTGACATCCGTGTGGAAGCCATCCTGTCGATGCCGCGCTTGAGCTTTACGGCGAACCATTTCGCCTGGTGTCAGGCGCTCATGCCGCTTGGCATTCGTCCAACGATGGGCACTGGTGCGTTCTGGTCGCAGGTGAATACCCGCGTGATGGAACAGTGGATCGACAAGGCCGAGTATCTGCTGACCATAGACTACGACACGTTTTTCACCAAAGAGGACGTGGAGCATCTCTTTGCCTTGGCGATGACGTTCCAGTGCGACGCCATCACCGGCCTGCAGACGAAACGGGAAGACGGCCGCCCGATGCTCACGCTGAAGGGCATGCTGGACAACCCGCCGCCGGACGGCAGCACCAAAGTTGACAAGGCGTGGTTTGCCGAGCCGGTGCAGGAAGTGGACTCGGCCCACTTTGGGCTCACTGTCATCAGCACGGCCGCACTGAAGCGGTGCAAGAAACCGTGGTTCTGGAGCAAGCCCGGCCCAGACGGCTCGTGGCATGAAGGCCGCGTCGATGATGACATCTGGTTCTGGAAGAACTGGCGCGAGAGCGGGAACAAGGTCTACGTCTCGCCCCGCGTCGTGCTCGGCCACGGCGAGTACGTGGTCACGTGGCCCGGCAAGAATCTCAGCAGCCCAGTTTTCCAATGGGCAACTGAGTTCACGAACACGCTGAAACGGCCCGAGTCTGCATGGAGTGTGCCCCAATGAAGAAACTGAAGTTCACCCGCTCGTGGCGTGGCTACCGCAAGGGCCAGGTCGTGGAGATCGCCGGCGGCCTTGCGGCCCAGCTGCTCGCCCAGCGGGTGGCAGTCGAGGACAGCCAGCAGACGCTAATCGAGACGGCCGCCATCGAGCACGACGCCGAGACGGCTGACGCCACGCCCAGGAGACGAGGACGCCGTGCAGTACCGAAGTCTGACCAGAGCGACGCCGCCAGCCGTTGAGCCCGTCACGATCGCCGAGGCCAAGGCCCATCTGCGGGTGGATGCCAGCGACGATGACACGTATATCGGCACGCTGATCACGGCGGCCCGCGAGTGGTGCGAGCAGTACCTCGACCGCACGCTGGTGCATACCCAGTGGGTGATGCGGTTCGACAAGTTCCCCGACAGCGGCATTCATCCTGTCGAGCTGCCACGGCCGCCAATGGTGGCGAGTGGAACCGCCACGGCCGTCACGGTGACGTTCACGCAGGAAGCAGGCGCGACGAGCACCTACAGCACGGCCGAGTACCGGGTGGACCGAAACGCCACGCCTGGGGCCATCCTGCCCACCTACGGCAGCACGTGGACGCCGCACCGGCAGGATGACAACGCCATCAGTGTGACTTGGTGGGCCGGCTACGGAGCCACAGGGGCAAGCGTCCCGGCGGCGATCCGGCACGCCATGCTCATGCTGATCGGCACGTGGTACGAGCGTCGTGCGGCTGCCGACAACGCAGGGGGCGGTGAAGTGCCGTTCGGCGTGAAGTCCCTGCTCGACTCGCAACGCTGGGGCTCCTACCGATGATCGACGCCGGCAAGCTCCGCGAGCGTGTCACGGTGCAGATTGCCAGCGGCACGACCAATGCCCTCGGGGAGCAGGTGCTGTCGTGGAGCAACTCGTCGGCCGTGTGGGCGAGTGTGGAAGGCGTCAGTGCCCGCGAGTCCATGATTGCCGGCCAGGAGCAGACGCAACTGACACACCGCGTGCGGCTGCGGTACCTGCCTGGGTTGACGCAGTCGATGCGGTTCGCGTGGCGTAATCGCACCCTGGAGATCGTCAGCCTGCTAGAGCACAAGAACCGCAGCGAGCACGAGGCCGTTTGTTCGGAGCGTACCGATGGCTGAGACAGTCGGCATCCGCATCACGATGAACGTGCCCGGCTTGGAAAAGATGCGGGCCGCGTTCGCAGCCTTGCCAAACAACCTGGCCGCCAAGCACATGGCTGCCGGCCTCAAGCGGGCTGCCGAGCAAGGCGGCACGCTGGCGGCTCTCAAGGCGAACACGCCGAAAGGCCCGACCGGCAACCTGCGGCGGTCTATTTCCGTGAAGACAAAGAAGTACCCACGTACCGGCGTCGGCATCGCCATCCTGGGCTACAAGAGCGGCCGCAAGATGAACGAGCCGTACGACAACACGAAACTCGGCTACCACCAGGGGCTGGTCGAGTTCGGCACGAAAGAGCGGTTCCGCAAGACCAAGGACGGCCGCCTTGTCTCTACCGGAAAGATGCCGGTGGGCGGGCGGTTTGGTCGGCCACCAGTGCATTCTGCGTGGGAGCAAACCCGCAGCAACGTCGAAGGCATGCTGGTGGCTGAAA